CTATTATTTTTATATCTGCCACCGTGCATCCGCAAGTTGCTTTTAAATAAAAGTTTGAGGCGTCTACTTCCTCTACCCTAAATGTTACTGTTGTGTCCTCATACTGTTTTATGTTTCCTAGCTCTAAAGTGTAATTGTTATCACCCTCTTCTGTGAAAGTGTATCTATCGTCTAATTTTATTAGTTTCATCTATTTATTTCTATGTATTCTGTTATATGTTTTAGTGCCACTACTGTATAATTATCTATAAGATTTATTTCTGCACCTTGTTCCCCAATATTTGTTAAACTATACCAACTTTTTTCTTGTTGTTCAATCATGCTAAATCCTTTATTACTTATTGTAGATGCGTGTGACATGTCCTGGTCAAATTTTACAAAAGTTTTACCCTGTTCAGTTTTAATATTTGTTATTTTCATTTTAATTTTTTAAATTTATATTCCCACTTGTTTATTTTTGCTTTTGAAAAAAAGCATGCCTTGTATAGAAGTGGTATATGGTTACAAGGTAAAGAGCCTAATAAGTACGCTAAACTCGATGTATTACCACATAAATCTATACTTATTAAGTTGTCTAATTCATCTTTTGAAATTTTAACTTTACTTAATAACTTTTGTAATAATTTATCAAATTGCTTTTGTTTTTTATGCCTTTTTCTTCTTTGGTCTAATTCTTCTAAAGACTTTCTTTTTAATATTTGTTTTTGTTCTTTTTCATAATCTTTGAAAAAGAAATCTATGTTTTCATCAATCATTTCCAATATCCTTTTTTACATTCATCATCCATTAAGATTTTATAATAAATCGAGCACCCACAAGCCAAACAATTTCCAAGTACATCTTTGTCCTTATTCCCTGTTACTCTCGATAATAAATCCGATAACCATTTTAAAAGTTTTTTGTCAAATGTTATCTCATCTGCATTCAAAGAGTTAAATTCGCACTTTTTACAGATTGCTTTTTTTCTTTCCGTTTCTAGTGTTTTCTCATCTTTTGTAAAACGAGATTTTAATATCATTTTAAATTCTACGTAACTTATCATTTTTTAAATCGTATTTCTTATAAGATTTTATTTTTTTACCATTAAACTGTAGCATATCTTCGTGCATCATATTTTCTGCCTTTTTAAATTTATCAGTTGATGGGTCTTCGATTAAGTCTTTAATATTAAAAGATTTTTCATTAATAAAACCTAAAATACCTAATTCATAAGCATAAGTGTGTGTAAATATAGGAGATTTTAATTTTTTTAAAGTGTAGTCTAAAAAAGAATTTAATATGTCTTCTACCTCTTTTTCATCAGTAAATATTTTTCTTTTTGAAATATATCTTTTAATTATATCTTTTTTTGTTACAAATTGCATTAGTTCGGAGATAATATTACAAATATTCCTTTGTCTATATCTAAAAAATACTTTTTAAGTAAATTAAATTCAGGATGAATGTCTTTTCCAGACCTAAATGGTTTGTCAATTAAAATACCTTTATCAGAAAGTCTTTTTATAACTTGACCATAATTTTCTTTAGACGTTTTATAATTCATAGTAAAAGACTTTTTAGCCTTATCATTAACTCCTCCGTGATAGAGTATTTCACACAATACATCTATCTCTCTGCTTGTAACATCACTAAAAGATAAGATACAAAGTATTTGAGTAAGTTGTCTTACTTTCTCTACTTCATTTTCTGAACAATATTTCCTTATGTGCTCTTTAGTCAAAATTATTTTATTTTACAAAATACACTGTTTTCATGTAGTATTACCAAAAGTTTGCCTTTTTCTAAAGGGCTGTATCTTTTTTTTCTTAAACTTTCCCTTTGTGCTACAATAGTGTCTCCAATTTTAAATTTATCGGATACTTCCAAACCTAAACTAACAATTTCACATTCAATTAATTTTTCTAAGTCGTCACTATCATCTGTGTTATCTAAAGGATTATCACTAAGTATTTCTTTTACTATAATCTCTTTGTTTAGAAATATAATATTCTCTAAATTTTTCATCTGTTTCTATTTTTTTTGCTACCTCTGTTATTACTGTTAATGTGAATATATGTCTGTCTCTTTTATATTTTATGCCCGAAATGTATATTTTTCCCACATATTCTTTTAATGGTAGATAATAAAAATAAACTGTTATTCTCTTGTGGCTAAATTGATTTAAAATAACAACTTTTATATTTTTGTTATATAAGACCCTTATAAATTTTATGTATTTAACCGTAAAATATTTCTGTTTTTGGGCAAGGTCAAATAGTCTTCGCAGGAATAATTTTCTCAAAATTTTATTAACTTAATTTCCTCATTATGGTGCAAATATAAAAACTTTATACCTAACTTCCTAATATTTTTAGTTAAAGTTTTGTTAAAAAATATTTTAATACAAATAGTTTAAAATATTTTTTGTATAGAAAAAGTTTTATTATCTTTGCTTTTTAAAACCAAATGTTATGAATGATAAATTAGGGCAAGTCGAGCACAGACTACATATTTATGAGAACATCTCAAAAATAATTATTAACAGGCAATATATTGAAGATAACTACAGTTTCTTTGAGAAAGTTATCTTTAAACTATGGGAGGACTATGACAAAAGTGTTTTAGAAACTATTTCTATAACAAAACAAATTAAAATGTTTGAATTATATCTTTCTGTCATGTTAGAATTTAAACCTTCTTTAGAACTTCCAGAAGATTACATTTAGTTTTATTAATTTGGTGGTTTAATATAAAGTGTTTATATTTGCGGTATAGAACAAATCGTGCTAGGGCGTTAGATTAGGGCTTTTGATAATTCTGTTATCTCAAAAGAGCATTCAATCTTTGTTTTTATTCTTTTTCGCCGAAAATTTAACATAAAATATTTGGTAGATTAAATAAAGTTTTTTAAATTTGCGGTTAAATAAATAAATTATGGGCGGAGATGCTTAAAAACAAAACATTATGAAAAATAATACTCAATGGTTTAAATTGAACAGTGATACTTTAGTAGGCATTGTCAAAAAAGATATAGTAAACGGTTTTGAAGATACCCTAGTAGGTTATAGTGTTGTTATGGGGAGTACAGAAGTTTAAAAGCTTTACTTTTTTGCGGAAAATTAATTCGGTTTCATCTCCTTGAATAGTATTCTTGGACTGACCTACTTACATTTGTAAAACCGAGAGTTAAACGGTAGGTTTATTTTTTCTGTTTTTTTGCGCCGAAAAAGAATAAAAACAGCAAATAAGTTTGGCACGATATTTGCTATATAATAAGATTACATACATATTGAAGTTACAAAGTTTTGAAGTATTCGTGACTGAGTGCTAATAAATTTAAAATACTAAAGAAGTTAAATTGCTCTTTTTTAATTACCCATCAGTCACTTTAGGGGTAGTTAATTTAGGGCTTTTTACATTTCTAATATATGACCCAAAAAATAGCAAGACCTAACTCTAAACTTTATTTTGACCTTTATCAACAGGGTGGAGATAAACTTATTGCGGTATATGCTATTTTAAAAACTTCTCGTGATGGATTAGATAAATACTATTCTTACATCTCTAAAAATAATAAAACTGTCTCTGGTTACGCTTTACTTCGCTCAAAAACAATCTTAACTTTACATTCAATTAAAAAATATGTTCCGACTTTAATTAGTATGGGGCTTTGTTACATTAAAAATAATGGAGATGTTCATATTACAGGAGGAGAAAGATTAAACAAACAATATAATTGTAGAAAAATAGTACCTATTGTTATAGGTAAAAATATAATTGAGACAGCTCTAAATGCTATTTCTGTTAGAGCTTTCTCTATGCAGATGCAACAAGAAAGACAAATTAGTAATAAACAAAATCGAAGCGAACTACTATTGCAAGTTTCAAACCCAACTAATTATAAACTTTACAAGAAAGCTCAAAAGCTGGAAAAAAGATTAGCGGGTGAGAAAATCATTATTCTCGACAAAGTTGTATTATCAAATCAAGGTTACGCAGTATTAAAAAATGGAACTGTTGATAACAAATCAATGGGGCAATATTGGAAAAAAAGACTTACCTCAAAAGGTATTGTTAAAGCTAATCGCCGTTTTTACAAAATTAAACAAATGAGTTATGAAGATTACCAAAGAGTAAAAACTATCTCAAAAAATAAAAGAATAGTTTATTCTAAGGGATTTTTATGCGAAGAGTTAATATCTTCATTTAATGGTGTAGATTTAACTAAGAGCAAAGCAGTTATTACTTCTATTAAAGAGGTAATACAAGCACCAATAAGAATTAAACAAAAGGTTAAGCCATTACAGCATCTATCATTTGATATGGTGGCGTGGTGGGCTAATTCATAGATTGCTTATAGTTGGTATAAATAATTTACATAGTCAAATAATTACCTTTTTATTTGGTGGTTTTAAAAATTATAGCTATATTTGCATATTAAACTTTATATTATGAAAAAATCAAACACCGAAGTATTAAAAGAAAATAAAACTAAATACAATAATAGTACCTATATAACTAATGAAGGGTATGAAATAAAAATAATAAAGTATATAGTTATAGAACGTGCTGTTTTGTTCCTCAAAAAATAAACGAGGTTTTTAAAACATCTTCTAGTAATAAGGACATAAACTTTATAAGGTTTCACAAAATGACAAAAAAAGAATACATATTTAAATTAGCAAATGAATATAAAAATGACATAACTAAAGATTGCTATTTAATTTTAATAAATTATAATTATGAATAAACCAAAAGAAGGAATATCGGTTGATGGCGGTTGCTCAAAAAATCCTGGAAAAGCTTATTACAGAGCTGTTGACATAGCAACAGGTAAGGAATTATTTAGAAAAGATATTGGTGTGGCTACTAATAATATTGCCGAATTTATAGGTCTTTGTCAAGCAATTAGAGATTTTCCTGATTCAACTATTTATTCGGATTCGGTGACAGCTATAAGTTGGGTAAAGAAGAAAAAAGCAAATTCTTCATTTGAATTTCCAAGATTAGAACAAATAGAGGATTGGTTGAAAACATTAAATAAAATGCCAAAAATAGAAAAATGGTTAACAAAAGAGTGGGGAGAAATTCCAGCTGATTTTGGTTTAAAATAGAAAATGACATATAAAGAATTATTACAAACAAAAGAATGGCAGAATAAAAGAAAACTCATTCTTAAAAGAGATAACTACCAGTGTACGACGTGCAACAGTAAAGATAATTTACACGTCCACCACAAATATTATTTAGAGGGTAAGATGCCTTGGGAAGTGCCTGATGATTGTTTAGTAACATTGTGTAAGATTTGTCATAAAAAAGAACATAAAGGTAAAAACATAAAAAGTTTTATTAAAAAACATCCTCCAAAAAATAATATTAAAAAGTTAAATAAAAAGAGGCGTGAGTATAATAATATGTTGAATAAGTTATCAAAAGAAGATAAAATTCTCCAAGAAAAATACGATAAATTAAAAATAAACACTTATTAATTAGGAACTTAGTTAAATACTAATTATCTTTGTAAAATAATCTTTCTGTTTTTAGTCTTTTTCGGCGAAAAACAATTAAAAATAACAACATAAGATGATACAAAAATTTAAAAAGAAGCCTGTTGAAATTGAAGCAATACAATATACAGGTAAAAATGATTTTGATATTGGTAAATGGTCAAGCGGAGTAGTGTATTCAAGTCCTGTTTTAGAACCAAACGAAAGCAACCCAAGCGGTAGTTATTTGCAAATTAAAACCCTTGAAGGGATAATGACTGCAATAGTTGGCGATTGGATTATTAAGGGTATTAAGGGAGAATTTTATCCTTGTAAAAATGATATATTCTTAATGACTTACGATATAGTAGATATTTGGTAAAAATAAACACTTATGGAAGTTTAATTTTCGGCAAAAAATGATAAAAAAATACAATAAAGTAACATTAGATAAACGTAAAGAAGAAAGACAATGCTTACCAGATTTTTTTAAACGACATATTGAAATTGCAAAAACAAAGTGTTGTGCAAATTGCGGAGAAAAATTAAAAGGGGAAGTAAGTGAAATAGCACACCGTTTACCAAAATCTTTTTTTAAATCTATAATGTGTGACGATGACAACGTGGTTTATTTAGGGGGAAGATTTAGTAAATGCGGTTGTCATAGTTTATATGATGGTAGTAATGAGCAGTTGCAATCTATTTCTATTTTTTCGGCAGAAAAAGAAATAATAAAAGAACTTTTAGAAAAAGTAACAGAAGAAATAAACTATAAAACTTACGATAAATGGCTACTCTAAATGAGGTATTAAAAAAATTAAATAAAGGAAAAAGAGAACAAGATAATTACTCTTTATTAAAAGACAAAGAAGTTATAAGAACAAGGACTTCAACAGGTAGTCCATATCTTGACTATATATCGGGAGGTTTTATGAATGGCGGCTATAACTGTATTGTTGCCAAAGGAGGTAGTGGCAAGAGTTCTATATCTCTTTTAGCTTGTAAAGATGTAATTTCAAAAGGAAAAGTTGCTGTATATTTTGATGGGGAAGGAACTTTAGATGATTCGTACTTTAAAAGAATGGGCATTAATAAAGATAATTTTATACATATACGTCACAGAAATTTAGAAAGAATGTTAGATGAAGCAGAAGCCTTTGCACAAGCAGATGAAGTTGGAATTATTGTTTTTGATTCTGTTCCTATATTTAAATCAACAGTTGTTCAAGAAAAATCTGCAAGTGACTACACTATTGGAATAGAAGCTCAAAGATGGGGTGCAAGAATGACCTTGATAGAAGGATATGCTGTTCCAAGAGATATTTGCCTACTTGGTTTACAACATTACAAAAAAGACCCAGGAACTATGATGGGAGATAATCGCACACTTTCTCGCGGCGAATGGCAAGGTACAATGATGAATACTTTTATAGACTTAACTAAAAAGAAGATACTTTTAGACGAGAATAAAAATATTGTTGGACACACTTTAGATGTAAGAATTAAAAAATCAAAGGGTAGTGCCTACGACCCAACAGAAGTGTTTAATGTTAATTTTTACAATGATGGAGGGTTTAATCAAATTGACGAGTATGCAAGAGTTTTTATAGAAACGGATATTGCAAAACAAGGAGGTGCTTGGGTAAAATTTCCAAGTGCGGATGCAGAGGAACTTTCAATACAAGGGGTGGAAAGTTTTATTGAACATTTGAAAAACAACCCAAGAGACTTTGAATTTTTAAAACAACAATTAGTATGAGACCACTAAAAGAAATACTAACAGATTACGAGAGTATTAGAGAAAATTTTAGAAATTTTACAAAAGTTGGTGACTCAAATAATGGGGCACTATTAGAATACCAACAAAGGTTTTTAGATTTAAAGGCAGATTTAAGACCTTGGCATACAAAAATGATGCACGCCTCTGAAATGCGCAGCGATAAGCAAAGCACAGCAATAAAACACAGGATTGGACTTTCAATGGTTAAAGGAGAGTATGTATTTGGAGAGAGTGAAAAACCAATGTATGAGAAGTTACCTACGATAACTAATAGTGAAAAATATGCCGCTGCAACAAAAGAGTACAAAGAATTTCTTATACAAAGAGCTTTTTATAAAGAAAGTTATATAAACATCGCAGATTTAAGAGAAGACCTTAGCGGGTATATAACCTTGTGTAGAGACAGACAAATTAAATAATCTCCGCAAAAAACTAAAAAGAAACAACAGTTGTTAAAGATGTAATAGAGGTGTAAAATCTTCTGTTTTTTAATCTTTTTTCGGCGCAAAAAAATTAAAAATGATAAAATATTTATACTACTTTTTTATAAACTTAAATGAGTTTACTGAAATAACTTTTAATTTATCATTTAAAGATTTGCAAATAGTCAGGGCTATTATCGGTGGAACTTGGTATAAACAGGCTATGTCAGGAGAATTACCACATTGTTACGGCAGTTGGTGGACTAAAGAACCTTTAAAACCGCACAGATTTCATTATACGGTAAAAATAGAAACTTATTAAATTCGCCGTAAAAAACTAAAAATCAAGATAATAAACTAAATACTGAACAATAAAGTAAATAGCTTCATTATAACAAAAACAACTTTATTATGACAGATAAGCAAATTACAAAAATATATGAAAGTAAAATATTACATGATTATAAAGATGGGAAAATAGATTTTAAAGAGGTTGCTAAATTTTTAAAAACAATAAAAACAGCAAATTAAATGCCAGTAAAAAAACAAATAATTAATTGGACTTATAACAATATCGTTATAGACCATATAGATAAAACACCTGAAGGACATGAGGGATTTATATACATTATTTACAACGATACCAACAATAAATTTTATATTGGTAGAAAATCTTTTTACAGTTATTCTAAAAAGAAATTAACACCAACAGAGAAACTACTACCTGAAAATAAAAGAAAAACTTTTAAAATAACTAAGACAAATACTACTTGGTTAAATTATAACGGTAGTTGTGTGGAACTCAATAATGATATTAAGAAAGGCGATAAAATAAGAAGAGTTATTTTAAGATTTTGCAGATTACGAAAGCAAATGACAGCGTGGGAGACTAAATATATTTTATGCGACTGTT